ATCTAATGCAGATTTTTTTGTTTTAAAGAATTGTATATGTTCCCTGTTTATATCTTCTAAGTAATAAAATTTCATTTTATGCTCCTAATATTTGTATTGTTTCTTTTACTTGAAAACCTTCTTTAATAAACTTTCTTTTTTTGTAATCAAAGTATTTTTCATCTGATGTCTTTACAGCTAACCACCAAAAATTAGTTTTAGTTAGTACATATAATTCGTATCTCATTTATAAAACCACTCTTCTTGATACTTCAGCTATCTGTATTTTTTCTTCACTATATGAAGTTTGATTTATATCACGATCAGGTGATAGAGCAAGAAGTAAACTAACCTCTTTATCAGTTAAAAGATGCATACTAGTATGATCTGTTAAGTCCTTTCTCCAAACCTCACAGTCATTTTCAATTATGAACACAGAATGGGTATCACCATACGCATTGTACTTGTATTTGCTTAATAAATAGTTTTGTTGCTTGTTAGTTAATTTCATTATGATACTTTTTGATTTTGTAATTGCATTAACTCTTCTTTGTATCTTCTAAGTTCACATGTGTATAAAACAATATGTTCTTTTAACTCTTGAATACGCTTTTGTTTTGCAATATTTTTAGAATATGGTTTAAGTGTTGTTTTTTTCATTTTATCTCCTATCAATTTATTATCCACATTATAATTATGGGGCATTTAGGTAAAAAAACAAGCCTTTTAAGGAATATTTAGAAGGGCAAATCATCATCTATTTCATAATAATCTTGTTTATTTTCCCATAAAGTTTTTGCATATTCTTGTGCAGCATTCTGTTTAAATCCATAATGTTTTAAAAATTTAAATTCATTACCAAATTTTGTATGAAGTTGTGCATGATGAAACATACATAGTGGTATTACTTGATTGTCACCTGCTTTTAAAGACCAACCACGCTTATTATCACTAGGTTTTAATAAATGATGAACTTGTATTGGACCAACACAAGACATGAACCCAGATTTAGATATAAAACATGGTAGAGATCCAACATACTCCAAATGTTTTTTATCAACTATTCTTTTAGACATTTATAAAATATTAGCAACTAATTCGTGCATTGTATCACCTAAAAATTTAATTTTATCAGCAGATAAATAAGCAATAGGTGTGGACCAAACTGTACGAAATCTTGCAGATTCATGATATACATTTCTCTGTGGTATTTTTTTATTAGTTTTATTATATTGTGGTAGATATGCGTTGATGAGTTTTTTTTCCCAGTATTTTCTTCTGTTTTTTTTACAATATAAGATTCTGAAACAATCAAAGTCTTTATCTGATTTTTGATGTGTGCAAATTCTCTGATAAGGATTTATACTTTCGCCTACATAAACTACAACATTTTTTTTATACAAAATATATACACCAGATTTAAAAATATCTTTAGTTTTAAATTTTCTTCTGTGTGAAGCAGAACTAGAAAATAAAGTAATAATTTCTTTTGGAGTATAGTTTTGTTTTGTAACAATTATATTACCACTACTTGAAACATTATTATTCCATGTATTAACAACATTCATTGCTCCTGTTGCACTACCAAAATTATTAAAATCAATAGACATAGTACCCATTGTAGTATTACTTGTAAAAAAGTCTCTCTTACCAGTACTTAATGCATTTTTGATTTCATCAATATTTTTTCTTTTTTTCGTCACGAATTTTTTGTGTCATGTGTTGATTTAGAAAATTGTGTAAAGCTATATTGTACTTTTCTTGCATACTTAAGAATGCTCTTACTAAATGTGTTATATCCATGTCATGCACTTTAATATACTTATCTTGCGATTCAGAATAATATGTAAGTTCATCATGTATATCACATGGTATTTCTCTTTTATCTAAAATACTTTGTATCTTTAACGCTTCTATAACTTTCATTTTGTTTCCTCAAATAAAAGGTAGATCGTCATCTGTATCTTCTTTTTTTGGAAAAGGATAATCATTATCTTCTTTTTCATATAACAAGACAGATGTATATTCAACGCCTTTTTTACTAGTCTGTCTGTATCCACCAAACTTATACTGTTTTCCATCAATACTTATTGGACCACTTATGTCTGGACTTTTTTCAGACTTCTTATCTTCTTCTTGATTGATATACAGTGGACCAGCAGAGATTGATAACTCATATTTTGGCTTTTCATTTGGTAATTGATATTTGATAATACTGGCATAACGCAGTTTGTTATCAATTATAATTTTACCTTTTCTTACGATTTCAACTTTATCATCTTGAAATAAAGCACCTGTATTGTTTTTTTGTTCATAACTATCACTCATAGTTCACTCCTTATATATTTTTTATGTTAATGTAATCAAGATGTTTATTTACTAAAAATTCTGTAGTTTTTGCTAAAGATTTAAAATTATTTTGTTTTTTAACAATTAACAAATTTTTATGTGTTTCAAAAGATACACTTAAATTAACACCATATCTAAAATTACCAGTATTTTTGCTTCTCAATTTTTTTCTATTTTTTATTTTTTCATAAACAGGTGTTTGTAATTTTTTTTTGTTCATTTTATTCTCCTTATATATTTTTTTCGTTAATGTAAATTAATATTAAACATGCAAATAAACAAATTATTGCAAACATTGTTTCACTCATCTTTTAATACCTGTTGTATTTTTTAAATCATATTTATACTTTTTTGGATCATATTCAAATCCAAATAGATCTTCCAGCTTACATTCAAGCTTTCTTAATGTATTGAGATCACTAACCCACATATCATTACACTCTGATATATTATTTAGTATGTATCTTAATTCATTTGTCAGATCAAGAATTTTTATTTCATCTTTTAAAGTCAATTTAATATTTCTACTTAAATAAGTCGTATTTTGCTTCCTTGCCATAATCATCTCCAATTACTAGTTTATATTCATAGCCTTTGCTATTTAATTTTTTTCTTTTAATAACTACCTCATCAAAGTCAGGTAATTCATAATCCCACCTTGCATTAGCATTTCTAATATTTCTAATTGCAGCACTTATTGTGGGTGTTCCATAAAATTTATTTTTCATGATATAGCCTTCGCTAAAACCATTTGCTCTATAAACATCTAAAATTTTATTTTGTATATCTTTAAAAGTAAGCCAAATATTTTTCTCTTGTGCCTTTAGAAAAACTAAAAACACAAGATCTGTCACTGAATACTTTGCATACTTTTTATTTCTTAAAGCTTCAGGTATATACATTATAATTTGAACTCTTCAGAAGCAGCATTTCCATCATCATCACTACCTGTAGGCTCAACAGTAGCATTTTCTTCTACTTTAATACCTGCACCTATACCACAAGCAGCACATAAACTGTATCTTCTTGCGTATGTCATAGCACTTCCAAAGCCTTGTGCATTATTTTTATCTGCAGGTACAAAAAATTTTCCTGCTGACAATTCGCTACCATGTCCATAGAATATAGTTTCTACACAAACTCCTCTGTCATTTTCTTCAAAGCGTTGTAAAAACATGATACCCTCATCAAGCAAAGGTTTTTTTACTGCTTCTAAACATGATTCTAAAGAAGCATAACCATTACCAAAGTGTGGGTTTGTTCCATCTTTACTGGCATTTTCCATATTTGTTTGTGCTTTTATTAAAGCATTTATTAGTTCATTATTAGGTTTCATTTTATTCTCCAAAGTTCTTTTGCAACTTCAATACTACCTTCGTCCCACATCCAATCTGCAAAATTTGGGTAGCATGAATCTACAAGAGAGTTAATATCATTATTTTGTAAAAGATTCATCATTGCTAATGCAATCCTATACACTTCATTTATCCTGTCATTTACATCTTGGATCTCAAATGTAACAACTTCCTGTTTGGTTTTTGCCACATATAAGTAATCTGCAAATGCAGGTTTATCCAATGCAGTTGAATAAATAGCCAACTGTCTTGAAACTTGATCTGTTAATTTAGGAGTTTTTGCAGTAGTTTTAATATCTCTAATGCAATTTTCATACTCCAAATCAATATATCCTATGATTGGTATTGGTAGATCTTCATGATTAAGTTCTACTTTTTTTTGATAAGATTTAAATTTACCTAGATTCTTGTAATGAGGTATGCCTAGTTCTAAGTAATTGGATATATTATTTAATTCTTTTTCAACTTTATCCTTATCAAATTCAACACCACGACTTTTATGCCAATTTACTAATTTTTTAAAGTCTGTTTGAGATTCTTTTATGGACTTAAATTCACCTATCGCTTTATCAATTACAGATCCACGAAGCATTGCAGCGTTAGTGGGAGATTTATATTCCCACAAATAACGCACAATAAATAATGGTAAATTTGCTACAAACAGATTTATTGATTGTGATGATAAATGCTCAATACCAAAGTTTGCAAAAGGATCATTAGTTTGCATTCTGTTTCCTTTTTTCTAACCAAACTTGGATACCTGCTTGCCACTCATCAGGTGTCACTCTTTGATCATTGAAATAATATCTAACACCTTCTTCTGCAATATTATTAGTAATACTAGTGTAATTACCAACATCTGATGCTAATAGTTCTTGAAGCATTAGATGAACTAGATTATTTATTTCTTTTCTTGATATAAGTCTTGATGACTTTTTATTATGATAGATGTTGTGTAAGTGGGATCTCTCGCTATCATTAAGTTCAATTGATATATTTGTTTTCATTTTATTTCCTCAATTTAATTTTCTAATCATTTAATTATGGCTAAATTTAAGCAAAAAACAAGCCTTTTAAGGAATATTATGTGTATAATGTTGATATGTTGCTTAAAGATTATCTTAAAAAAGAGGATTACACACAGTTGTCATTTCTTGACATGGTTGAAATGGCTACAGGCAATAAAATACCACAAAGCACATTTGCCAAGTGGATTACAGGTGTAAGAATACCAAGAAGAGATGATATGCTTACAATTTACAAAATAACCGAAGGCGAAGTTGAGCCTAACGATTTTTATGGGATAAACAATGAAAGTTAAACTTACTGATATTAAAGACATCAAACCCTATGACGATAATCCTAGAAATAATGCTGAAGCTGTTGATAAAGTTGCACAAAGTATTAAAGACTTTGGATTTAGAGTTCCAATTGTAGTTGATGAAAATATGATTGTTTTAGCAGGTCATACAAGGCTTAAAGCAGCAGAGATCATTGGTTTAAAGAAAGTTCCAGTACATCAAGCAATAGATTTATCTGACGCACAAAAAAAAGCTTTTAGGATTGCAGATAACAAAATAGGTGAGTTTGCAGATTGGGATAAAGATTTATTATCAAAAGAGTTTCAAGCATTAGCAGAAATGGACTTTGATCTAACAAGCACAGCTTTTGACTATGATAGTATTGAAAAGATTACATCAGATATTATTGAGTTTGATGAGCCAATTAATGAAATAGAATCAGAAAATATAGATCTAGAAAATATTCAACAAAGTAATATACGCATGGTAAACTTGTTTTTAGATACTGAAACTGAGCCTGAATTTAGAATGATGTGCGAAGCTTTACAAAATTCTTGGGGATCAGAAAATATAACATCAACAACTTATGAAGCAGTAAAAATTGCATATGAAAACATACAATCTTAAACCACATTATTCTTTTGAAGAAGCCAAAGCAAAAGCAGGTGAATGGGTCACAGATAAAGATTATGACCTATTAATAAAAGATGATTGCAATGCATATAATGAAAAAGGTGAACCTTTATTCTTTTTTAGAAAAAATAAAATACCTTCAAAGCTTTGTGCTAATGCCTATCAATCACTCAGAAAAGCAGCAATGCCCTCAAATAATAGAGGTGCAGCAGCAGGACTTATTGATGAGGTAAATCATCTAGCTACAAGAACAGCAAAAATTAAAAAAGATGGAACTCTAAGTAAAACTAATTCATCAAAAGAAGTAAACTCTGGTATTGTTGGTTATTTTGACCGCAACGCTAGATTTCCTTATTGCAGACAAACAGCATGGCTTGAAAAAAATTTTCAGCAATTCAGTGATGCTTATCCTTATATTAAATATATAGATAAATTATTTGAGGAAGCTTGTCCAGAAAAATATTATGCACAAAAAACAATGACAGATAAAACTGAAAAAGACTTTGTAATAAAAGATACTGTGTTTACCACAATCACTGTAAATAAAAATTTTAGAACAGCTTTGCATACTGATGCTGGTGATTATGAGGGTGGATTAGGTAATTTAGCTGTTTTACAAGCAGGTAAATATGAAGGTGGTTATACTGCAATTCCTAGATACAGAGTTGCTTTTGATGTTCGTTCAGGTGATGTTTGTTTCTTTAATGTGCATGAATATCATGGTAATACAGAAATTAAATCACAACTTGCATATGAAAGAATTAGTATTGTGTGTTATTACAGAGAAAATATGTTTAATTGTTTAAATGCTAAAGAAGAATTAAAAAGAGCACAAAATAGGAAAAGAGGTGAAAAACTGAACTAATGTGTGGTGTTATTGGGATCTTTTCCCAAAAAAATATTGATCAGGAGATCATTCAAACTTTACTTTTACAATCTATGATAAGAGGTAAACATGCTACAGGTCTGTCATGGATTGATTGGGAAAATAATAAATCAATTATTAAACATAAAATAGTTAAGCATTCAGCTGATAAGTTTGATTTGCCTGAGATTAAAACAAAACATCTAATTGCACACTGTAGATATAGCACTAGCGATTTACAATATAACCAACCAATAATATATGATGATGTAGCTATTGTGCATAATGGTGTTGTGACCCAAACAGACGCAAAAAAATGGCAATCAATTTACAATATGAAATTTGATACAAAGTGTGATTCAGAAATTTTACTTAAACATTACAATAAAAATATACACCCATTAAATTTAGATGGATCTATGTCATGTATATTACTTGATAATAAAGATACACCTACAATTAGATTTTTTCGCAATGAGCAAAGACCACTATATTATGCAAACTATAAAAATACATATTACATAGCAAGTACAAAAGATATATTAGCTAGATCAAACATAAAAAACATTATCAAAACACAATGTTGTATTGACTATAAATTAAGTAAGAATGGTTTAAATGAAGTAATGATAAGAAAATCTAAAGGTGATCTACAATAATGTTTATTAAAGATTATGAAGTAGAAGATATTATAAAAAAATCTAAATCAGGTAGTAATACTAATTTTTTAAAAGCTTCACATAGTTTGTGGATCAGATTTGGTAATTATGATAAACACCCACCCTTTGCTTTAGTTGATGATAATGAATATGTCAGTCTTATATTTGCAACAAGAAGTGATAGAACTAAATATGTAAATTTATATGAGATTGTCACATTACAAGGTAAAGAGGGTAAAGGATATGGCAGAGAAGTCTGGGATCTTCATGCAAAATATTGCATTAAAAGAGGTATGCAAAGGATAAAATTATCATGTACACCAGATAGCATAGGTTTCCACAAAAAAAATGGATTAGTTTTTTGGTCTGTTGATAAGCAAGGCAGTTTAAGATCAGATCAACCATTAAAAGAAAGCAGTCAAGAACAAATTAAATTTCGTGAGCAAGGTCTAAAAAATCCAAGTCTATTAATACCTGAAGAAAAAATATGCAATAAATTAAAGACTGAAGATATTGAAACACTACAGTTATCAAACAATAAATTAATGATGACATATCAAGCGATACAAAAAGCTGGTGATTGCTGGTTAAGAAAACATTTGTTTAATGAGTAATATTGATTATAGATTGCCTGAAAATCGTAGGTCAGGATTTATTAATTGGTGTGCTTGGTCAATTAAAAACAATGATTGTGATCCTGCACTATGGTTATTAAATTATCTTTTTGATAGATACGAGCATAATATAGAGCAAAAATATTGGATTGCTTGGATATATGGGACAACTTATCATTTACCAACAGCTTGGATTATTTGGAATGAATTTCCTGACTATGAACTTGTTGATCAAGACAGACTTAAATGGTGGAATGACGAAAATTACAAAAGATTGCGTTATCAAACTGACACTAAATATAATAAAGGCTATCTTCCGCAACAATTTGCTAGTTATAAAAAATGGATAAATCACAATAACAAAACAGGCACACAACGAGAGAGATTCAATAACTTTATTCAAAAACAATCTTTTGATTTCCTTTGGCAAACAATCAACAAAAATTTATACAAATTTGGCAGATACTCAACTTGGTATTATATGCAGACACTTAAAGATTGTGTTGGAGTAGATCTAAACCCTAGTGATCTGAAATTAGAGGACTACTCTGGTAGTAGATCGCATAGAAATGGCTTTTGTTATGCATTAAATAAAGATGATTGGATTGATAAAAAATTACATAGATCGTGCATTGATTATATGAATCATGAAGCAATAAATATTAAAAATGAATTATTAGATCAATATAATATTGAAATGGATTATTACCAAATGGAAACCTTATTGTGTAGCTACAAAAAAATATATAGAAAAAGTAGAGGTAGGTATCTTGGCTATTATTTAGATAGACAAGCTGAAGAGATAAAAAAGGTAGAAGGTGATGATTGGTTTGGTATTGATTGGCAAGTATTTTGGGACGCAAGAGAAGAAACTTTATTTAAATCACAAAGTGCTAGTAGGAATATAAGAGATAATCTTTATGATGTGTTTCTTGATACAGGTACTTTTAATTACAATACATTATGAAATGCATAGCTATTGGTGGTGTTCCTGCAAGTGGTAAATCTACTTTAATGCGTGAAGTTATATCTTTATGTGGCTTAAAAAAACATTGGAAGTTTAAATTATTAAATGGATCAATGTATAAAAATACTTGTATTATTGGTCATTACCCAGAAGGTCAAAAGTTTGGTGGTACAGATAGGTTAAGCATGGCTGCACCTGTAGATATGATTAAATTTTTAGATATTACAAAAACAAATATACTTTTTGAAGGAGATAGACTTTTTACTAAACAAATTTTAAAAAAATGTATTGATAACTTTGATACACAAATAATTGTTTTAAGAAATAATGATGAAACTTTAAAGCAAAGACATATTGAGAGAGATGACAATCAGAAAGAATCTTTTTTAAAAGGCAGAAAAACTAAGATCAATAACATCTTGTTTGATCCAATTATCTCAGAGCATACATCTTTTTATGAACTACATGACCTAGACGATACAAAAAAATTAGCAAATAAAATATATGAAGATCTATATATCTAGATCATCATGCCAGTTTGATGTAGATTTATTTGTTTGATCTTCCTTAATATCTTCAAATTTATCCTTCCACCTTTCTTGATTTAACCAAGTTGCTGGATATGGAATGTACTTTATGTCAATTTTTGATTTACCTAAATTTTTTATTGAAGCAATTAGTAAATCATAATCTTTTGCAGGTACTTTTTTAAAAAATTTGTATGCGTTCTTTTTAGCTACTTTTCTTGGATATAGATCCCAAAATGTTTCAAATTCATCTGTATAAATAAAAGTTTTTGTTTCTTCTTTTGTATTAACAGGTGTTTCTGCCCCTTCCCTCACCCTTTTATTACCCCTATGGGTGCTAACACCCAATGGCAGTGTCAAAGTGTATTTGTTAGATGTATATGCACCATTTTGCTTTGTTCTTCTTTCAATCCTTAGATAACCAAGTTGTTCAAACTCTTTAATTGTTTTTTGTATGCCCTTCGTATCTTTTAAACCAATCTTTTTAGCAATATGTTTGTGTGAAGGGTAGCACTGGTGATTTTCATCAGCATAGCTACCTAATAAAAGTAATATAAGTTTTTTTGTTGGAGTGAGATCGTCAGTGTTCCAAGCACTATTCATCATTTCTATGGACATTGATTTATTATGCCCAGTATTGCCATAAATACAAACCTAAAAAGGAATATTATTTGTAAACATGAATTTCAGTCACATTATTTTCTTCATGACCAAATATTTTATCATTTACTGCTCTTATATCTTTGATAAACTCTTCTTCATCATATTCGTTTTGCTCTTCACCTTCAAAAAACTCTCTATCAACAATTTCCCAATTATCAATAATATAAACACCATTGTCTAAACTCTCTTTATGATAAGTTGTATATTTGCCAACACCTAAAGAATAAGTACCACCAATCCAGTTACCAATAAGCTGACATAGTCTGGCAATACCATAACTTGGATCTACATTACATCTAATACCATATAATTTAGCTACTTTTAAAAAAGGCACTACAGAATCACGACCACCATTCCAATGTAAGTACAAAGATGTCCAATCATCTTTTGGTATGTGTTCATTTTTAATTGTTATTACTGCTCTATTACCCATTTTCACTCCTTATTAATTTGTTTATGCAATTTATAACCTATGTCGCTACAAGCTTTAGCATGATATTTCCAATAGTCTCTTTCTTCTCTTTCAGAATCTATCCATTGTCGTAAGAATTTATCTTTACAGCGTTTTTTGGCAATTTCATAATTTTCATTTGAAGCACAATCACCAAATTCAAGCCAGTAACTAACTACTTCTGCTTGTTTTTTTGTAAGTTTTAAATTAATCATTTCACTCTCCTTCAATTTATAATTATGATTATTCCCAAATAATTAATTTAAACAAGCCTTATTCGGAATATTATGTTAGTATTATCTGTAAAAGCTGTAATCAAAAGCAAAATTAATTTATTATGCTGATAATATTTGATAAAAAATGAACAAAAAAGTATCAACAAAACTTACAAATGCAAAAAAGATTAAGATCAGAAATGATTTTGTTCAGGGCATATCAGTAGATGACAATATAATATTTCCAACATTGGATGAACTAATAAAAAAATATAAAGTTGCACAAAGCACAGTATATAGAGTTGCAAGAAATGAAAATTGGAAAATACAAAAAGAACAATTCTATGGTGAATATACAAAAAAGCTTGATGCAAAAAGGTCTAATGAAAGGGCAGAAAAGTCTAAAAAGATAGATGATAATTCAGTAAATTTAGCTGAAGCTGTATTTGCAACAATTGCACAAGTCATAAGCAAGAATAATAAAGATATGCAAAATGGCAAAATTGGATTACCACCTTCACAACTAACTTCAATAGCACAAGCTATTTCAATCACACAAAAAGTAGCAAAACTTGCATTAGGAGAAGCAACACATAATATAGATGCCACAATTAACGAAAACAACGAAGCATTCAAACGAGCTATGGAACTGCTTGACACAGTTGAAGAAAGCAGAAGCAGAAGCGTTCAAACTACGCACTGATTGGCTTAAGACTGCAAGAGATAAACAACTTCAACCTAAAGATGAGCATTTCATTTGGCTCTTATTAGCAGGTAGAGGTTTTGGTAAAACAAGAACAGGTGCACAAGATATTGCATTATTTGCACTGCGACATGAAAATGTTAATTGTGCTGTAGTTGCACCAACTCATGGTGATTTAAGAAGAGTTTGTTTTGGTGGTCCAAGTGGTCTGCTTTCTATCATTCCAAAGGATTGTTTCATATCAAGTAGAGATCAAAAAGGTTATTCATCAAGTGTATCAGAGATTAGATTATATAATGGATCTAAAATTACAGGATATGCTGCACAAGAGCCTGATAGGTTGCGTGGTCCACAGTTTCATAGAGCATGGTGCGATGAGATAGCAAGTTGGAGATACCCTGAAGCTTTTGATCAGCTTATGTTTGGTCTGCGTTTAGGAGAGAATCCACAATGTATTATTACAACAACGCCAAGACCAACAAAGCTTGTTAAAGAATTAGTAGATAGAGATGATGTAGCTGTCACAAAAGGCAACACATTTGAAAACGCTGATAACCTTGCAGAAAGTGCTTTGAAAATGCTTAAAGATAAATATGAAGGCACAAATCTTGGTCAACAAGAATTATATGCAGAGATAATTGATAAGGTAGAAGGTGCTTTATGGACACCTGATTTGATTGAAGAAACAAGAGTTGATAAAGAAGTTGAATTACAAAAAATAATAGTTGGAATAGATCCTGCAGTCACAGCTAATGAAAATTCTGATGAAACTGGTATTATAGTAGTAGGTAAAGATTTCAATAATCATTTTTATGTACTTGAAGATTTGTCAGGAAGACACAAACCAGAGAAATGGGGTAGAATGGCAATAACTTCATATTATGAGTGGAATGCTGATATGATAGTATGTGAAGTCAACAATGGTGGCGATTTGGTTGAAAGACTTATAAGGAATTATGATTATAATGTACCTTATAGAAGTGTCAGAGCAACCAGAGGTAAAATTTTGAGGGCTGAACCAATCTCAGCTTTGTATGAACAAAGGCGAGTACATCATGTGGGTGTATTTCCTGAGTTAGAAGAGCAAATGTGCAGTTATACTGGCGAGAGCAATATTTCACCTGATCGTCTTGATGCTTTAGTTTGGGGACTAACTGAATTAAGTAAATCAAGAGGAGAGGTTAACTGGAGAATAAGCTGATGGCAGAGCAAACATTTTTACAAAGACTCTTCAACATTAAACCTGTTGAACAAAAACAAACAGGTATGATGGGTTATTTTGGTGTTGGGTCAAGTGATAGCAAAACTTATAAATACCAAGATCTAGCAAAAGAAGGCTATCTAAAAAATGCAATTGTTTACAGATGCGTTAACGAAATATCTAAAGGTGCAAGTGCTGTGCCATTTATCTTGAAAGCTGGTGATCAGATAATTGAACAACACCCATTAATTAATTTACTCAATAGACCAAATCCCTTGCAATCTTATTCAGAGTTTTTTAACAGTTTATTTGGTTATGTATTATTAAGTGGTAATGCATACATATTAAAACTTGGTGCAGAAAATGGTGCACCACAAGAATTGCATCAACTTAGACCTGACAGAATAGTTATTAAAGGTAGTGGTAAACCTATACCTGAAAGATATGAATACATAATGAATGGTAGAGTCCATGAAACTTATGAGATAGATCAAGAAAATGGTTTTAGTGAGTTAAAACATATTAAGCTGTGGAATCCATTAGATGATTATTATGGTTTATCACCAATGAGTGCTGCTGCTGTAGAGGTAGATCAATTTAATATGGCAAGTAAGCATAATGTAAATCTTTTAGGTAATGGTGCAAGACCAAGTGGTGCAGTCATATTTAAACCACAAGATGATCAAGGCTTTCCAGTAAACTTAACAGAATCACAAAGACAACAATTACTAACTGACCTAAACAACAGATTCAGTGGCACAAATAATGCAGGAAGACCATTGTTATTGGAAGGTGATTTTGATTGGCGAGAAATGGGACTATCTCCAAAAGATATGGATTTTCTTAACTTAAAACACATGAGTGCAACAGATATTGCTATGTGCTTTGGTGTACCTAATCAATTAGTAGGTGTACCTGATGCACAAACATATGCAAATGTAGCTGAAGCACGATTAGCACTGTATGAAGAAACAATTATTCCACATTTAAGAAAACTATCTTCTGACTTAAATGAATGGTTAGTTCCTATGTTTGACGATAGATTACAATTAGAATTTGATATTGATGCAATACCTGCGTTATCAGAAAGAAGAAGAAAGATATACGAGAATGTCACATCAGCAGTGCGTGAAGGTATTATGACAAGAAACGAAGCTAGAGAAATTATAGGATTACAACCTGTTGATGGTGCAGATGATTTATATATATCTGCTACATTGTTCCCATTAACAGATGAAGGTGTTGAGAAACCTGATAATCCAATAAATGAAGATGATCTAAAAGAATACGATGATGAGTTTGAAGATGAATTCATGTTGGAAGAAGAAAAGAATGATGTAACAAATTTTCCAAAAAGAGGTGATAACAAAAAAATCTCTTTAAGAAATAGTCAATATCCACAGTTTGATTATACCTTTGCTACTAATTTAAAAAACGAAGGTGTGGGTAAACAAATCTGGAAAGCAGGTGGAAATATAAGAGGTAATGAAGCTTATATGTTATGGGGTAGAGCAAGAGATGGTTCTGAATCACCTGCAGTTTTAAAATGGATAAAAGAAAGGGAATCATGGGCAGCAAGACATTTTAGAGATGGACAAGCATTCAGAAGTGGTAGCAAAGAACCAAATTTATCAAATGTTGCAGGAATCGTAGCGCAAATCAAATGGGGAGTTATTGGTAATCTTGGTCAACAAGGTATGAAAGATGTCATTCTTGAACTGACAAAAAAGCTTGAAGGCAGAAAACAGTTAGAGGATTTTGAACCATTAGATGATGATAAACATATTTCAGTTGTTGCTGATGAAAAACAAGTTTCATCTAAAGTAAAAGAAGCACTTAAGAAAAAAGTGGATAAACATAATGAGAAGTATGGCGATAATCCAAAAAAAAGAGCCACTGTAAGAATGCTTGAAGCAGTATTTCGTAGAGGTGTAGGTGCATACAGATCTAATCCAAGCAGTGTTAGACCTAATGTAAGTGGACCAGATCAGTGGGCGTACGCCAGAGTGAATAGTTATTTATTTGCATTGAGAACTGGTAGATTTCAAGGTGGCAAGCATGATACAGATTTATTTCCAAAGGGACACCCACTTTCCTCTAAGACCTGAGTTATGAGTTTTATAAAATTTTCCTTGTGACTCAGGCAACCCAACATAAACGCATAAGAAGTCTTAGACAAACAAGAATATCCGAACGCAATGAGATAAGACAACAACTCATACTTCGTAACAATTTAGAAAAAAGATTTTTTAGAAGACTTAATTCTTTATTTAGAAAATTTGTAAGAGTACAAATGTTTTTGTTTAGGGAATATGGCATATATGAGGAAACAAACGCAGCACAAATATTAAATGAAGATTTTATACCTTTAATACAATCTCATTATCGTAGAGTTTTCAAAGCCTTATACGACTTCAATGAAAATAAATATGAAGATAACTTTAAACAGGAAGCAGTTGTGTTTGGAAGGAGTGTAGATTTTGAAGCTATTGTAAATGAGTATTTTAATTCAAGGCAGCTAATATTAAGTGGTATAAGTGTTCGTATGGCTAATAGAATATCTAAAATCATAGAACAAGGCAGAGCAGATAATCTAACATTACCTCAAATTACTAAATTAGTGTCAGATAAATTTCTGCCAATCAGTAGAGTAAGAGCAGCTTTGATTGCAAGAACTGAAACGCATAGTGCAGCTTCTTTTGCAAATCATTCTTATCATAAAACAGTACAAGCAGATCTTGGACTAAAAATGTTGAAGAAATGGGTTGCCACAAATGATGCCAGAACAAGACCAACTCATGCAGCAGCAAGTGGGCAAATAGTAGATATGGACGAAGACTTTACTGTTGGTGGTGTTCCAATGGGATTTGCAGGTGACTCAAGAGGTGGTGCAAAAAATGTAATAAATTGCAGATGTGTGATTGTATATGCAGATGAAAGAGATATTTAATAATTTACACTATATATTGTGCTTATGGTTCACATAATATACTATATAAATTAATTATGCCTATACCCAAACCTAAATATAATGAGTCTAGGCAGGATTTTATGAAAAGATGCATGGGAGATAGCACTATGGTTGATGAATATGATTCAGATCAAAGGTTAGCTGTCTGTAGCAGTAGTTATAATTCAAGCAAAGAAGATTCTTTGGATAGTAAAAGACAAATAAGAAGAGATGTTTTTACAACTGAGGAGGAAGCACAAGCTAGGGCAGATGAAATAGGTTGTAGTGGGACACACTCACACGATGAAAATGGCAATCTAGTATTCATGCCATGTAAAACACACGCAGAATATACTGAACTTGTAGGCAGAGAAGTTTCAGGCTACGGAAAAAAACCCAAAAAGAAGAAACCAAAAGACATGAAAGATGCGTTGGACAATCTTGAACAAACTTTAGAAATTGAATCTGATCTTAAAGCATATATGCCAAATGATGATGATGATGAAGATAAAGAGTATGGTGTATTTGAAGGTTATGGGTCAGTATTTGGTAATAAAGATTTAGGCAATGATGTTATTGAAACAGGTGCATTTGCTAAGACATTAAAAAGAAAAAAACCAAATCAAGTTAAATTACTTTACCAACACAAATCAGATATGCCTATAGGTGTGTTTGATGAAATACGAGAAGATGAAAAAGGTCTATATGTAAAAGGCAGACTTGCTTTACAAACACAAGCTGGTAAAGAAGCATACGAATTACTTAAAATGGGTGCTTTAGATGGTCTATCTATAGGATTTAGAGTAAACCCTAAAGAAGTTTCTTACGATAATCGTGCTAACAAACGAATTATTAAAGAAGTAGAATTAATGGAAGTCTCGTTGGTAACTTTTCCAATGAATCCCAAAGCCACAGTAATGTCGGTCAAAGGTGAAGAGATAACCATAAGAGAATGGGAAAATGGAATGCGAGATGCCTTCGCATTATCTCGTTCAGAAGCGAAAGTTGCAGCAAAAGCTGTAACTGATGCATTCGGTCAACGAGATGTTGACTCTAATGCTGAATTGGTAGATGCCATAAAAAATTTAACTTTAACCTTAAAATCTTAATATAGGAGATTATTATGTCGGAAGATGTAAAAAACGCTATTCAAGAAATGGGTTCAACCTTTGAAGAATTTAAAAAGGTCAATGACGAAAGACTTGAAGCGATTGAAAAAGGCGAAAGTACAGCATATGTGGACGAGAAATTAGCTAAAATGGAAGCTAAGATGGATTCTTATGAAGACATCAATCAGAAGCTTACGATTGCTGAACAAAACGCCGAAAACATCAAAAGCCAACTTGATAAACTTGAAACAGTTGTAAAAAGACCAAATTCAGGTTTTGAAAGTAAGCAAGTAGATGAATACATGGAAGCTTTTGACAGATATTGCAGAAAAGGACTTGAAGGACTTAGCGATACTGAGAAAAAAGCTTTAACAGTCAGCAATGACTCAACTGGTGGTTATTTAGCACCACCTGAATATGTGAGAGAACTGATCAAAGATGTGACAGAAATTTCACCTATTAGAAGCATTGCTAGAGTAAGAAGCACTGGGCAAAGAAGTGTACAGATTCCAAAGAGAACTGGAACTTTTGCTGCACAGTGGGTAGCTGAAAGTGGCACAAGAAGTGAAACTACTGGATACACAGTTGGTTTAGAAGAATTACCTGCACATGAATACTATGCGTTGGTAGATATTTCTGAACAAGACTTAGAAGATACAGTATTTGATCTTGAAGCAGAAATGCAATCAGAGTTTGCAACACAGTTTGCTAAAGCTGAAGGTACTGCATTTGTTAGTGGTAATGCTGTAGGTAAGCCTGAAGGTTTCATGACTAACAGTAATGTTAGTTCTGTTGACACAGGTTCAAATAGTGCAATCACAGCAGATAGCTTAATTTCGCTTGTGCATAACATTAAGTCTGAATATGGCAGAAATGGTACTTTTGTATTTAACAGAAGCACATTAGCTGACATTAGAAAGCTTAAAGATACTGCAGGTCAGTATGTTTTCCAAACAGGTATGATGTTGGGTGGTAATATGGTTAATACTATCCTTGGTCAACCTTATGTGGAAGCTACAGATATGCCTTCAGTTGCACAAAATGCTTTTCCAGTTGCCTTTGGTGACTTTAGCAAAGCATACATGATTGTAGATAGGGTGGCTTTAGCTGTACTAAGAGATCCATTTACCCAAGCAACTACTGGTAATGTTAGATATATTGCTAGAAGAAGAGTTGGTGGGCAAGTGATTCTTCCTGAAGCCATAAACAAACTAAAAGTAACAGCGTAAGCAGGGAGTAATAATGAAAGACTTAGCTAATAATATAAGTATTATTCAATCAATTGCACCTGTAGTTGGTACAAGTGATACAAATGGCACTGGTGTAGATTTACAGTTTTTTGAATCTGCAACAGCAGTTGTTGATACTGGCGTAGAAGGAGATACTCTTTCAACATCAGTAAAAATTGACTTTAAATTAGAAGACTCAGATGATAATTCTACATTTACAGCAGTTACAAGTTCTTTACATGTGACTGATGGAAGTGTTGATTCAAATGGAATCTTCTTAACTTTAGATGCAAACGCAGAAACACCACAAGTGACCTCAATTGGTTATGTTGGTGGCAAAAGGTATTTAAGAGTAGTAGCAGACTTTACTGGTACACACTCAAATGGTACACCAATAGCTGCGACTATCATCAAAGGAAGTGCAAGACACAACACTGATGCAGACTCATTATCAACTGCATAATTGATGGATGTTAGTGGGGTGTGAAAGCACCCCACATTTATAGGAATTTAAAATGGCAAAAAAATATAAAATAGTAGTTCCAAAACCAGCATCATGTAATGAACATGGTACTGAGGTAAAGCTTTACAGAGCCGACGAGATCGTTGAATCAGAAGGTGCATGGCAAGATGAAGTCATGGAAAAATTTGTTGAAAATGGTTGGGCGATGGAAGTCAAAGTTGATTCTGTAGATGAAACTGTTGATATGGAAGGCGAAGTAAAAGAAGTAAAAAGAGCAAGAAACGATAAAGGTCAACTTATTGGTGATGATCCTGACACTCCTGATGTAAACGAAGCATGGGAAGGTGGGAAAGCACCTAAAAAGAAAACAACTGCAAAAAAGAAAACTACTAAAAAGAAAACAACAAAGAAAGCATCATCATAAATTCTTTGTTATCATAAACATAGCAGAAGCTAGATGGTAGATACCATGCGATTTATAGGAAGTTTATATGAGTGCAGGTTATCATCATTTTATCATAGAGCAAGGTGCTACTTTTGGGCAGACACTTACTCTAAAAGATTCATCTAATGCAGTAATCAATCTAACAGGTTTTACAGGTGCTATGTCACTAAAAGAAAAACCTGATGCAACAGCAACAGTATTATCTCTTACAACAGCAAATGGTCGTATGACTATGGGTGGTAATGCAGGAACAATCGTACTAACAATAAGTGCTACAGATACAGGCAATCTCACACCTGATGATGGTGTTTTTGATTTAGAGATCACAAGTGGTGCTGGTGTAGTAACAAGGATAATAGAAGGCACTTACAGTATCAGGAGAAACATAACAGCATGAGTTCTGTTGATAGCATTACAATTACAAGTGTAAGTACTGTAAATCAGATCACAATTACTGATACAAGTGGTATTACAGTTACAACAGTTGGTACACAAGGAGTTGCAGGTCCAAGTGCCATCATGGCAAGAGGTATCAACCAAGATACAGCAGGTGCAAGTAATAATGGTGCTTTGCTTATTTATGATAATGCTAATGTTAAATGGACAGCAAACGACACAACAGAAGGCAAACAACTAACACAAAAACTATTTAACTTACAATTAGGCGAAAGTGGTGCAACAGTAACCACAATACTTGATGAAGACGGCATGGACTCAAATTCTGCCACTGCATTATCTACACAACAAAGTATAAAAGCATATGTAGATGCACAAGTAACATTACAAGATTTAGATATTTCAGATGGAAGCACAACCATTGCAATTGATTTAGATAGCGAAACTTTAGGATTACTTGGTGGTGTAGGTATTAGTAGTACAGCTAGTGGAAACAATGTGACCTTTGCAATTGATGCAACTGTAGTAACTTTATCAGGCACACAAACTCTTACAAATAAAACATTAACTGCACCAACACTTACATCACCAGTATTAAATACATCTTTATCAGGAAGTGCATTTCTTGATGAAGATGATATGTCAAGTAATAGTGCAACTAAAGTTGCTTCACAACAGTCAATCAAGGCTTATGTAGATAACCAACTGACTTTAGAAGATTTAGATATAACTGATGGATCAAACAATGGATCAATAGACCTAGATAGTGAGGTGCTTGGTTTATTAGGTGGTACTGGTCTTACATCTAGTCTAAGTGGTAATAACTTCACATTTGCTATTGATGGAACAGTAGCGACATTAACTGGTACACAAACATTAACAAACAAAACATTGACATCGCCAAAAATAAATGGAACAACAGCAATAACAACGACTGGTACAGAAATTAATGTATTAGATGGTGATACAAGTGCAAGTTCTGTGGTTGTAGTTGATGCAGATCAATTTATAGTCAATGACAATGGCACAATGAAACAAATAGCTGTTACAAGGCTTGATACATATTTTTCAGGCACTACAGCTACATTAACTAACAAAACATTAACAAGTCCTGTGCTTAATGGCACATTATCAGGCACAGCATTCAAAGATGAAGATAATATGGCTAGTGATTCTGCTACAGCAGTTGCTAGTCAGCAATCTATCAAAGCTTTTGTTGAATCACAGATTACAGCACAAGATTTAGATGTATCTGATGGTAGTAACGATATATCTATAGATTTAGATTCCGAAACACTTACATTAGCAGGTGGAACAGGTATTAATTCAACTGCAAACACAAATACAGTCACTTTTGCCATTGATAATACTGTGGCGACACTCACAGGCAGTCAAACACTTACAAATAAGACCATTGATTTAGATAATAATACTGTAAGTAATATTGAAGTAGATAATCTTAAATCTGGTGTATTGGATACAGATCTATCAAGTGTAGCAGGTACTGATACAACATTAGCATCTGCAAAAGCAATAAAAACTTATGTGGATAGTCAAGTTACAGCACAAGACCTAGATATAAGTGATGGTAGTTCAACTATTGCTATTGATCTTGATTCTGAGACATTATCTTTACTAGGTGGTACTGGAGTCACTTCTACAGCTACAGGTAATGGTGTGACTTTTGCAATTGGTCAATCTGTTGGCACTTCAGATGATGTTGTTTTCAATCAAGTCACTGGTGCGTTAGTTGGCAATGCATCTACAGCTACAACCCTAGCTACAGCAAGAGCAATCGCACTTTCAGGAGATGTTGTAGGTACTGCAAACTTTGATGGATCAGCAGGTATTAGTATATCAACTACAATACAAGCAAATAGTGTCGCTTTAGGAACTGATACGACAGGTTCGTATGTTGAAAGCTTAGTTGCAGGTACAGGTGTTAGTCTTTCTAATAATAGTGGAGAATCTGCAACACCAACTATTGCAATTGGTCAAGCTGTAGGTACATCTGATGATGTCCAATTCAATACAGTAACATCTGCACTTACAGGTAATGCATCAACTGCAACTGCATTGGCAAATGCTCGTACGATAGCCTTATCAGGCGATGTTACTGCTTCAGGCGTATCGTTTGATGGTACAGGCAATATTACCTTATCAACGACAATAGCAGCTGACAGCGTGGCTCTTGGAACAGACACGACTGGCAACTTTGTTGCAGGAATAAGTGGTACAAGTAATGAAATAGAAGTTTCAGGATCAGGAAGTGAAAATGCGACAGTCACAATAGGTTTACCTGACAATGTGACTATTACAGGCAATCTTACAGTCAATGGTACGACTACCACAGTAAATACATCTACATTAGAAGTAGAAGATCCACTTATTAAACTTGCAAAAGCTAATAGTGGTGCAGATAGTGTTGATATAGGATTTTATGGTCTGTATGACACTTCAGGATCACAAGATTTATATGCAGGTTTATTTAGAGATGCTAATGACTCAGGTAAATTTAAATTATTTAAAGATCTACAAGCTGAACCCACTACAACTGTTAACACATCAGGTACAGGATATGCAGTAGGTACATTGATTGCAAGTCTAGAAGGTAATGTAGTTGGTGATTTAACAGGAACAATACAAACAGCATCGCAGTCAAACATCACAAGTTTAGGCACATTGACTGCTTTACAAGTAGATAACATAAATATAAATGGCAACACTATTTCATCTACAGCAGGGACTGATTTAAACATTACACCACTATCAGGACAACAAATAGTGCTAGATGGTGCAATAGTTATAGATGCAGGAGTTATAACTGGTGCGACATCAATTACTTCAACAGCATTTGTAGGAGATGTCACTGGTAATGTTTCAGGCACAGCAGCAACAGTTACAGGTGCTGCTCAATCAAATATAACTTCACTAGGAACTTTAACAGCATTACAAGTTGATAATATCAACATCAATGGTAATACAATATCTAGTACTGCAGGAACAGACCTCAATATAACTCCTCTTACAGGTCAGCAAATTGTTTTAGATGGGACTATTATCATTGATGCTGGTGTTGTGACAGGTGCTACTTCAATCACATCTACAGCTTTTGTTGGTGATTTGACAGGTGATGTTACTGGTAATTCTGATACAGCTACTGCACTTGCAAACAGTAGAAACTTCTCAATATCAGGCGATATAACAGCTAGTGCTGTTGCATTTGATGGATCAGGTAATGTAACACTTAGTGCTACTATTGACGACAATGTTGTGGGAGCAGCACAACTAAACATATCAGGTAATGGTACTGCAGGTCAGGCAGTTTTATCTGATGGTGATGGCTCATTTTCTTATGGACAAAGTGGTAAAACTACAGAAGAAATACAAGACATTGTTGGAGGTATGGTTTCTAGTAATACCGAAACTGGTATCACTGTCACTTATGAAGATAGTGATGGGACATTAGATTTCGTTATAAACCCTGCACAAACTAATATAACAAGCTTACTAGCTACTGATATAAAGATTGGAGAAGATGACCAAACAAAAATAGACTTTGGTACAGCAGATGAGATCCATTTTTTTGCAGGTAATCAGAATCAGATAAAACTTACAAATGGTGCATTAGTTCCTGCTACAGATGATGATGTTGATTTAGGTACATCTTCTGCTGAATTTAAAAATGCATTCTTTGATGGAACTGTGACATCAGACGCTTTTGTTGGACCATTAACTGGTGCTGTTACTGGTAATGCAAGTACAGCTTCAGCATTAGAAACTGCTAGAACTATTGGTGGAACAAGCTTTGATGGTACAAGCAATATATCTGTAGCACTTGCTGATACTGCAACTGCATTAGCGAATGCTCGTACAATAGGTGGAGTATCATTTGATGGCACAGCTAATATTAATCTTGCAGGTGTCAATACGACTGGTAATCAGGACACAACAGGTAATGCTGCTACTGCAACAAAACTAGCTACAGCAAGAACAATAGGTGGTACTTCTTTTGATGGAAGTGCAAATATTGCTGTTGCATTAGCAAGTACAGCAACTACTTTAGCAAATGCTAGAACAATCAATGGTGTTAGCTTTGATGGATCAGCGAACATTACTACTCTTACTGCAGGCACTGGTGTTTCTGTATCAGGCACAGCAGTATCTATTGGACAAGCTGTAGCAACTTCTAGCAGTCCTACTTTTGCAAACATGACATTGAGTGGTACTGAATCAATAAAAGTACCTTCAGGTACGACAGCACAAAGACCTTCAGGAACAGCAGGTGACTTCAGGTTTAACACTACATTAGGTAAGTTTGAAGGACATGATGGTACGGAATTTGCTGAAATCGCTGGAAGTGGTGGTGCAAGTGCTATGGAAACTAATACTTTCACAGGTGATGGTAGTACAAGAGCATTTACAATAAGTTCTACTGTAAGTAATGAAGATGATCTAATAATATTTATTGATGGTGTGTATCAAAACAAAGCAGATTTTGTCGCTAGTGGTACTACAGTCACTTTAGATACAGCACCTGTTAGTGGTAGAAAGATAGTAATAAACCACATAAAAGCAAACATATCAGGTTCTTCTGTGACACAAAATGCGTTTACAGGAGATGGATCAACAGTTGCATTCACATTATCTATAAGTCCAACTAATGAGAATAATACACAGATTTACATTGATGGTGTTTATCAACATAAAAGTACATACACAGTAAGTGGTACAACTCTAACCTTTGATACTGCACCAGTAAATAGCACAGCTATTGATGTAATCATGTTTAGTCAAACTGCACTTAACACACCAGCTTCAGATACAGTAACCACCAGTACTATTGCTGATGCTAATGTGACAAGTGCAAAACTAGCAAGTAATGCAGTAACAACAGTAAAAATTGCAGATGATGCAGTAACTTCTGCAAAACTAGATACTAATATAGATATAGCAGGAACATTAGATGTAACAGGTGCAACTACTTTAGATAGCACTTTATCAGTATCAGGAAACATAACAGGAACACTAGCAACAGCAGCACAAACTAATGTAACAAGTTTAGGTACTCTAACAGCTTTAACAGTTGATGATATTACTATTGATGGTTCTACTATTTCTGATAGTGGAGCTTTAACACTAGATGTTGGTGGGAATATTACTCTTGATTCTGATACAGGTGTCATTATTTTTTCAGATGATGGAACTCAATTTGGGTTTATTCAAAAAGAATCTGATTCTACAGCTTTTACAGTAAGTGGGTCAGATAAAGATTTTAAATTAAAAGGTAATGATGGAGGTTCAGGTTTTACAGCTCTTACTATTGATATGTCAGAAGCAGGTAAAGCAATATTTAATTCAAGCCTTTTAGTAGGTAATACAGATGCAACAGCACAAATTTCATCAGGTGGCTCTAATGTTCATATGACAGTTACTGCTAATGGTGCTTCTGGTGCTGTTATATTTAAAACTGGTGGTACAAATGGAGACCCATCTACTACAACAGAAAGAATGCGTATTTCTAGTGATGGAGATATTGGTATTAATACAAGTTCTCCAATTAGTGGAAGTAAATTAGATGTAACTGATACAGATGATATGACTATGAGGGTTAGAAGTACAGGTGCTTCATCTGCTGGTATAAGGTATCAAAATTCTAACACAGGTACTACAACAAGTGATGGATTATTTGTAGGCGTTGATGCTTCAGGAAATGCTTATCACTACAATTATGAAAACACAGCGTCAATTTTTGCTACTAATAATGCAGAAAGAATGCGTATTGATAGTTCAGGAAGAGTTGGTATTAATCAAACTTCTCCTGCAGCAAAATTAGATATTAAAGGCGATACAACTACATTTGATGGAATGGCAAAAATATATCTAACAGATACTAGTAGTAATTCTGCTAGCAGAAACTGGTCAATAGGAAATGGTGGTAGTGCTTTTGGTAACTTCACCATTGGCTGTAGTAATGCTAAAGATGGTGACCCTCAAGATGGAAGCGGTGCACACTTTAATCCTTTAGTAATTACAAATACAGGTAATGTTGGAATTGGAACGACTACTCCTGCTGCAAAATTAGATGTTAATTTAACAGGTGCAGGTGATGCAGTAAAAATTCAAGGTAACAGTATTACAGATTTTGACTTTGTAGGTAATCCACCTGAATTTAATTTAGAAGATATTGGTTCAACATCAGGGCAAAAAAGAGCAAGACTTACACTTGATGCATCGCAATTAAAAATTCAAGGTTTATCAGATGATGATGGTTCTTTGACACATAATTTTATTGCTTGTGATTTAAGTAATGGAAGTGTATTAGTAGGTGTAACTTCAGGAAGAACAGGAGGTCAAATATTTGGAAATGCTACACCAAGTGACCCATTTATAGAAACAGTAAACTCCACAAGTGGAACAACTCACTTTTCTTTATTCCATAGAAATTCTTCAGGAACAGAAATTGGTTTTATTAGTGTATCAAACACAGGCACTACTTATGATACAGGTTCTGACTACAGACTTAAAGAAAATTTAGAACCAATACAAAATGGTTTAGAAAGACTTAATGCACTTAATCCAGTTAAATTTAATTGGAAAGCAGATGGTACATCAAGTGAAGGTTTTATTGCACACGAAGTTCAAGACATATTTCCTGATGCAGTATCAGGTGAAAAAGATGGTCAAATTATGCAAGGCATGGATTATGGAAGAATAACACCATTATTAGTCAAAGCAATACAAGAACAACAAGAGCAAATAGAAACACTTAAAGCAGAAGTTAAGGAGTTAAAAGACAATGGCTAATACTAAAGTCACAAGTGGTGTAATTAAAGATGATGCAGTTGGTGCAGATCAATTAGCAAGTAACTCTGTTGTAACTGCTTCTATTAATGACAATGCTATAACTACAGCAAAGATTGCAGACGATGCAATTCTTACAGCTAAGATTTCTAATAGTGCAATCACAAACGCAAAGATGTCATCAAATAGTGTTGATTCAGATCAGTATGTTGATGGTTCTATAGACACAGCACATTTAGGAGATGGACAGGTTACAAGTGCTAAGTTAGACACCAATATAGCTGTAAGTGGAACTCTTAATGTTACTGGTGTAACAACTTTAGCAACACATCTAGTTTTAGGTGATGATGATATTATTAAAACATGATTGTTGCTACACCTGATGGTGCTGTAGAACTTTATTATGCAGGATCAAAGAAATTAGAAACAGCTAGTGGTGGCGTAACATTAACAGGCACAATAAATGGCATAAGTATTCTAGCTGATGCTACAAACTTTACTGACAGTATTTTAATTAGTGATAACGCAAGTACAGGTACTTTAAATGCTGCTATTAACAATACAGGTTTAGGTGTTGATGTGTTTTCAAGTTTGACTTCAGGCGATAGTAATACAGCAATAGGTTTTAAAGCATTAGAAGATCATACAACAGGCAATAATAATGTTGCTATAGGTAAAGATTCATTAAGAACAAACACGACAGGTACAGGAAATGTATCTGTAGGTGTAAATTCATTAGAAAATGCTACTACAGCAGATGATAATACAGCAATTGGTAATGCAGCCTTACTAGCAAATACAACAGGTCATAGTAATACTATAATAGGTAGTAACGCTGCAAAAACCAATACAGAAGGAAGAAACAATGTTGCTGTTGGATATTATTCAATGGAAGATAATACAACAGGTAAAAATAATGTAGCTGTTGGACATGATTCTTTAAAAAACAATACAACAGCAGATAGCAATACAGCTATTGGTAAATCAGCTTTAGAAGCAAACACCACAGGAGACCAACTAACTGCAGTTGGTGCTTTGGCTTTAGATTCAAACACTACTGGTACTAGAAATACAGCTATGGGTGTGGAAGCATTATCTGCTAATACTACAGCAGATAATAATACTGCTTTTGGACATACAGCATTAGCAGTCAACACTACAGGAACAGCAAATGTCGCAGTAGGATATGCTGCTCTAGATGCAAACACTACAGGTACAGAAAATGTTGCTGTAGGTACACAAGCATTGACAACTACAACAACAACAGATGGTCATGTGGCAGTTGGTTATGAAGCAGGTAAAAGTTTAACTACAGGAACTAGATTTACAGCAGTTGGTTATAACGCTTTAAAACTAGCAACTACTGCAAGTTTTAATACAGCAATAGGCTACAATGCATTAGCAAGTAATATTACAGCAGGATCAAATTGTGCTGTTGGTTCTAGAGCATTAGAAGACTGTACTGGTGGTCTGAATACTGCTGTAGGTGATGCTTGTTTATTTAATGTAACTTCAGGTGCTTCTAATACTGGTATTGGTCAATGTGGTTTATCATTGACAACTGGAAGTAATAATACAGTTTTAGGAAGTAATGCAGGTAATAATATAACTACTGGTAGTAATAATATTTGTGTTGGTAGAGATTCAGGAGCAGACGCTTTAGCAGGTGTAACAACTGCTAGTAATCAAATAATACTTGGTAATAATTCAATCACTAATTTTGAATGTAAAGTTGCTTTAACAAGTGGTTCTGATTTACGAGATAAAACAGATATAGAAACTTTATCTGACAATGCAGGTTTGAATTTTGTAAATCAAATGAGACCTGTTACTTATGTTTGGGATAATAGAGATAATTATTATCCACATACACATGAAAAATATGGAGAGAGAGATCATTCAAAAAAATCAACTACAAAACAAGTAGGATTTATTGCACAAGAAATACAAAAAATAGAAAAATCAATAGGTTGGACAGAAGACCATATAGTAAATACAAGAAATCCAGACTCCTATAAACTTAAATACGAACATTTAATACCTATTTTAGTAAAATCAATACAACAACTGTCGGCAGAAGTAGAAGAACTCAAAGCAAAACTGGAGGATAAATAATGTCATATACATTAGTACCAAGTGAACTTATTGTAGATGGTGCTATTACTAGTGCAAAGCTTGACACTAATATATCCATATCAGGAACTCTAGGTGTAACAGGAGAACTTACTTTAGCTACACACCTAAACATGGGTGATAACGATAAGATCAAGATAGGTACAGGTGGAGACCTAGAAATTTATCACGATGGATCAAACAGCTACATAGCAAACTCAACAGGTAATATTTACATAGCAGATACAAATGGTGCTGTGCATATACAAGCCAAACTTAATGAAGAAAGCATAGTAGCTTCAGCAGATGGAGCAGTTACTCTGTATCACGATAACAGTGCAAAACTTGCTACAGCTAGTGGTGGTGTAACAGTTACAGGAACATTGACAGCAACGACTTTAGCAGGAACTTTATCAACAGCAGCACAAACTAATATTACAAGTGTTGGAAATTTATCAAGTCTTACTGTTTCAGGAGATTTAACTGTAGATACATCAACACTTAAAGTTGATTCTAGTAATAATCGTGTTGGAATTGGAACAAGTAGTCCTTCTCAAACTCTTAGTTTAGAAGCAGCAGACACAACAGTTAGATTTATGGAAGTTAAAAATTCTGCAGGAAGTATGTTAGTTGGTATAAATGGTAGTGGTAATGCTTTTGTATCAGGACAAACATCAGGAAAACCTTTAATTTTGGAAACTAACAATACTGAAAGGATGCGTATTGATAGTGGTGGTCGTGTAATGATTGCTGAAACATCAAACTCAGGTTATTCAGCAACTGCTGATGATTTAATTGTTGGTGATAATGGTTCTTCTACTGAAAGAGGTATTTCATTAGGCTCAACAGCAGGTTCAACTATAAGATTTAACGATGGTGCTGATGCTGGACTTATTGAATATGCACATTCTGATGATAGCATGAGACTCTATACAGCAGGTTCAGAAAGAATGCGTATTAATTCTTCAGGTAGTGTTTCTATAGGAACTCAAACCTCAACAGCTCCTTTTAATGTTCAAGCTGATGGTTCTGCAAGAGGTATAAGAATTCTAGGTAGAGATAATGGTACAAGTGATGAGGCTGCCATAACTTTTGCTGACAACTCTAATAATACAACAGTAGATCTAATTACTATTGGTAATGCTTTAACATTTTTTCAGGGAGGTACTGAGACATTACGCCTTGATAGTTCAGGAAGACTTGGAATTGGAACGAATAGTCCTGCTACAGAAGTACAAATTGGTGATTATACAGACTCTACAGAAACATTAACTTTTGCGACAAGTAATGATGGTACTGCAAGATTAAATTTTTATGATAATAATAATACTGAGGGTTTATATCTTAGAACAGTTGGCGAAGCTTATGGAGGTAAAATATTTTTTGGTGCAAGATGGGACGATGATGAAGATAAAGGATATTTAAAAGTTTTACAAACTTCTGCTGGTGGTGCAACAGATGTACAATTATCTTTAGGTACAACAAGTCCAGCTAACACTGTATGTCCATTATTTGTACAACTAGACTCAGCAGCTGTTAATCAAGGTGCTGCTGTATTTAGCAATCCAAATAGTAGTGCTTCAAGAGTTGTTACTGTTAATATAGGAGCAAATGCAAATTTAATTGTTTTTGATAAAGCATTTGGATCTATAGGTAGTATTTCAACTAATGGTTCAAGTGTTGCATATAACACAACTTCTGATTACAGATTAAAAGAAAATATAGACTACACTTGGGATGCAATCACAAGATTGAAACAATTAAAACCAGCTAGATTTAATTTTATATCTGATGAAACAAATACATTGGTTGATGGATTTTTAGCACATGAAGTATCAAGCATAGTTCCTGAAGCTATAAAAGGTGAAAAAGATGCAGTTGATGGTGAAGGTAATCCTGAATATCAAGGTATAGACCAAAGCAAACTTATACCTCTTTTAACTAAAGCTATACAAGAACAACAAGCAGTTATAGAAGATTTAAAAACTAGAATAGAAACATTAGAAGGATAGTGATAGACTAATACTTTTAATTAGGAGAATTAATTATGGCAGAAGCTAAAGAAAATACAGTTAATGAAGAACCACAAGTTCTAACTATGACTGAAAAAGTTGATGATGTTGATGTAAGTAAAAAATATCTTGTAGATGATATGTCTGAAGATAGTAAGCTTATTTTTAATAAAATGTCAGTCGTGCAAAAAAGCAAGAGTGATATTATTGCAAATGCAAATTTTGAAGTAGAAAAAGCCGACATACTTATAGCACATTACATGGAACAACTAAAAGACAATCTTCCAGAACCAATGGAAGATGAGGAAGAAAGTGCTAATGGCGGAGATAAAAAACCCAACTGATACAAGCAAACTTGAACTACACGAACAAATTTGTGCGTTACGCTATGAAAACATAGAAAGGCGTATGGAATCAGGTTCTAAGCGATTCATTCGTATGGAACAACAGATCTGGGGTTTATATGCTTTAATTATAGCTGCACAGATTATAGGAGCATTTTACTAATGGCAGGTTTAGTAGTAAGTGTAGAGCCAACACAAGAACCTGTGACACTTCAGGAAGTTAAAGAGTATTTACGAGTAGATGATTCTACAGATGAAAGAATCATAAGACCTTT